TAAAGCTGAAAATTTAGCAAATAATTTAGAAAAAACTGTAGAAAATCTTGTTAAAAATAAAACATTTAAAAATGACAATGAAGTTAATGATTTTATTACTAATGTTCTAACACAAAAAAGAGGCATTAAAAATACAAATTATTACAAAAATTTACCTAATAATATAAAAAATCAATTAGACGAAATACGAATAACTATAGATGATTTAGGTGCTATGTTAGGTGGAAGTAAATATGCTGATGCAAAACTAAAAGCAGAAATATCAGCTAATATGGGTAAGTATTTAAGAACTACTTATGCTAGATATGAAGATGCAGGATTTGTTCCTACACAACAAGTATTTGATGATGCTGTAAATTATTTATATAGAAATACCACTAGAAAATTAAATGATAAAGGTGTCTTAGAAACAGATGCTGAACTTAAAAAAAGAGTTACTGAATATGCTAAAGGTTTTTTAAATCAATCAGATGAAGCTGGATTAAATTCTTATTTACAAACATTAGGAGATGATGTTCTAAAAAAGAGTAACAAAAGTTTAAAAGTTATTTATGGAGATAAGAAAAATTTTGCTCCAGAAATAGCAGCACTATTAGGTAGAGAAACAAACATTTCAACTAGAGTATTTAGAACAGTAGACAGATTATCAAGTGATTTATTTAGATATAAGTTATATGATGATGTTTTTTCTAAAGGTCAAGGAGTTTACTTTTTTAATAGTGAAGAGGCTGCTAAAAAAGTTTTTGGTAATAATGTTAAAAAAATACAACTTTCAAAAACTTTTGAACAGTCAGGTTTAAACAATCAATATACCACACCTGAATTAGCTAAGTTTTTTACTAGAGTAAAAGCTCAAGAGGAAGTTGCTGGAAATTTAAGTACCAAATTTTTTACATCTTTTTTAATGGCAAAAGGTTTAGGTCAAGCAGCAGCTACTGTTGGTAATTTTTATACCCATTTAAGAAATACTTATGGACAGGCAACAATTATGTTGTCTAATGGGCTTAATCCTTTTAGTAGAGAAACAGATGATGCCTTTGCAATTTTAAAAGACAGGCTTAAAAAAGGTGGAGAACGAGAATTACAGAAAACCTACGAAGAATTTTTAGAGTTAGGAATTGTTAATCAAAGTGTTAATGTTGGTGACTTTAAAAGATTGATAAATAGTTATAGTAGAAATAAAGCTAATACCATAGATAAATCTCCATTATTTAACCAAAATTTATTACAAACAACTGTAGATAAAAATGGTAGACTAATAAAAGATAAAGCCACTAAAGCCTATAATGTAGCTACTGATTTATATGTAGCTGAAGATGATTTATTTAGAATAGCAACTTTTGAACAAGAATTAAAAATATTAAAAGAAGCTAATAAACTTTTACCTCAATCTCAAAGATATACATTAACTGAGTTAAGAAGAGAGGCTGCTGATATAACTAGAAATACATTACCTACTTATGAATTAGTACCTGCTACAGCTAGACAATTAAGAAAATTACCTATTGGTAACTTCTTCTCTTTTCACGCTGAAAGATTTAGAAACACTTTTGAAACTTATAAAAGAGCTATTCAAGAAATTAAATCTGGAAATGAAGTTTTAATGAATAGAGGTCTTGATAGATTAGCAGGTAAAATTGTATATGGTGCTTTAGGATATGAAGGTTTAAACCAAGGAACTAAATTACTATTTAATGTTAGCGATGAAGATGAAAAAAATTATAAAGATTTAGCTGCACCACCTTGGGCAAAAAATAGTAATTTTGTTTATTTTAAAACTCCTGAAGGTAAGCTATATTATTTAGACACTCAATTTACAGACCCTGATGCTCCAGTAAACAATTTTGTTAGAGGTATATTAAATGAAATAAATGACCCTAACACACCTAAAGATGGATTAATAAAAAAAGTAGCTGATGTTACATTAGAAGCAGGTAAAAGTTTGTTTGCACCTTTTGTAGATGAGGCATTACTTACAGAAAGAGTTGTAGATAGTCTATTTGCTACTTTGGGTAGCGAAGAAAGTCGTAGAAAAATTAAACCTCAACTTTTTGATTTTAGTGAACCCGGATTACAAGAAGGAGAATTTGGTAAGAATGCAGCCAAAACTGTAACCTATGTGGCTGAGTCTGTGGTTCCTATAACTTTAAGACAACTTGTTGCACCTGAAAAATTAGGTAATGCTATATATAGAGAATTAACTGAGGAAAATCCTGTAAATAGATATGAAAAACCTATTGATTCTAAATTAGAATTTGTAGTAAATGCTACTGGTTTAAGATTTAATTCTCTTGATGATAAAGCTTTAGAATCTGCTTTAAGATTTAAATTAAGAAAATTAAACAAAGCTACAAATATAAATGAAAGCAGAATAGATAGATATGTTACAAATGCTATAAATAACCCTAATGTATCTTATGATGATATTTTAGAAAATTATAGAGTTGCTAACGAAGAGTATTATAGGCAGTATGTTAATGGTATAAGAGCTATAGAAGCTGCAAAAAATTTAAATTTAAATAGAGCTATAATAGAGGAAATAATTGAAGAAGAGTTAACAAATTTTGTAAGTTCTAGAAAAGACAGAGTTTTAATTGGTAATACTAAGTTTACTCCATTAGAATATTCTAAAACATCTGAAGACACATTATTTTTTAGTGCTAAATTAGGAGTAAGAGACAATCAAACTCCAGCAAGATTTAGAGGAAATTTAACTCAGTTGGCATCTCAGTTTTCAGATTTACCTACCATAAATCTAGATGTAACTGAAGAGGATATAGAAAGATTTAAAAAATTAGAAAATGATAATATAGTAGCTAGAGGTATGGAAGACTTAGGAGCTTCTTTAGAAGATATAATTTTTAAAAGATACCAAAGGTCTACAGGTGGATTAGTAGAAGGACCAGAAGTACCAAACACTAAAGAAGATGCAGCTGATGCAATTAATCCTTATACTGGGTTGACTTACTCTGGTAA